CCCGATGGGACAGGCGCACATGCCCTTGTTCGTATCGGAGGCGATGGGCGAGTAGCGCTCGAACGTGGCCACACGGAGGTCGTTGCCGCTCGCGTACCGGAACAGCCCCACGTAGAAGTCGATGCCCGCGCTGTTCCCGCCCGCCCCACCGGCGCACTTGAACACGTCGACGGAGTAGCTCGCACTGCCGCTCTGCCCCGCCCCGGTCCCGGCGGGCACGTTCTCAACGAACGACCAGTTGCTGGTCGAGCCGACCAGCGTCTTGAGCTTGTCCGAGAGCGCCGCGCCGGGCGTGTCGGAGGTGATGGAACCGTTGCCCCAAGCCATTACCTCATCTCCTTCAAGGGAAAGTGCTTGCCGGGGCAGGAGGTCGAGTTGAGCGGCATCTCAGCCTGCCAGTGGATTCGTCCGCCCGGCGTCGAACTGCGCCCGCGCCCGGTTGAGCATCTCCTGTGCAAGACTCGCCTGCGATGCACTCTCGGCAGCCTTGTCCTCGTCAAGCATGGAGAGGTCGCCTTCCGTCCAGCCGCCGCGCCTGAGCGCGGTCTTGAGCGGGACACCGGCTGCGACGAGCCTACCGACCACATCAGCCTCGGCGGCGGGCTGCACGGTGCGCACGTCTTCCCACACGCACTCGATCTCGTGCGCCGGTACATCGCGCCCGTTGAGCGCGAGCGCGTAGGAGGCCACGTCGCGCCAGCAGGCACCAAGACGCTCCTGATACTTCGCAGCCTTGCGCGCGAGCGGCGTCTCCATCGCCACGAGCGCGTCGCCTGAGATGTTGCCGCCCTGGGCGAAGAAGTAATGCGCCGGAGTGCGCGTGATGCGCGCCATGGCGTTGGCCCAGTGATCGACTGCCTGCGTGAAGTTGGCCAGCTCGGTCGCACTGAACTCTCCGACCTGCGTCGACTCCGAACCGTCGCCGTCTCCGGCTGGGATCGACCAGATCTCGTTCGGCGCGTTGCGCAGCTGGGATACGTCGGCCTGCGAGATGATGTAGCGCTGTTTGAAGGCCCCGAACTCGGCCGCGACCATCATGTCGGCGATGAGCTTGTTGACCGCGTCCTGTGGCTCGGTCGCGTTCTGCAGCTCGCCGTAGATGCGCCGCACGCGGCTGCGGACGTGGAACACCGGGATGCGCCCGGTGTCGTTGGCTTGCTCATCCTCGAGCGTGAACCCGGACGCGCTCTGCACCTGCTCGGTCGCGCCGCGCGACACGTAGTGCTCGAGGCGGTCGGTGTAGTAGAGCGTCAGGTGACGCTGCCCGCCCTCGTCATACCACTTCGCAGCGAAGGCCGGCGCGCGCGGGTTTGACTTGTCATAGGCGACCGTGCAGACGCGCGGGTCGTTGTGGACGACGCGGGTCAGTCCGTCCTCATCGCGGCCGACTATCACGAAGCTCTCGCCGCAGACGGCCACGTCCTCGGCCACGTCGTCGGTCTCGATCTCAAGGTGCTCCTGCTGCCAGATCGTGTCGAGCACGTCTTGAGCGGCCTGATCGGTGCGCAACGCGAAGCCGGTCAGCGCGAGCCGGTCGACCAGCGAATCGACCACGGTCGCGCACCAGTTCTCGCTGAACTTGGCGTCGATGCGCGCGAACGCCTGTTGCAGGCGCGCGGTCGAGTAGCGTAGCGGCTGCTCGCCGTCGTAGTAGGCGAACAGTCTGTCGATACGCGAACGCTTCGCGCTCAGCGCCGCGAAGGCACGCGCGAGGTCTGTTTGGGGTGCGGCCACGGCGTAAGTCTCCCTCTCCCACCGGCGTGGGTCGTTACCATTCATCCCTGCACAGAGACGGCGGCGCGCTGCGTGCGCTTCACCATCAGTTCTGAGAGCGCCCAGACGAGCGCGTCGACTCGGTCGGGCGAGGTCTTGTCGTCCTGCGGGCTCCAGGTCGTCATCTGCAGCTCCAGCTCTGGGAAGACGCCGACGTGATGCACGCGCCCCTGTTCGTACATCGCCGCGACCGGCTCGGCCCGCGTCGCCTTGCCGCGGCTGGCGCGCACCGCCTTGTACGGCACGGTGGCCCGCACCGCCCGCAGGTTGCTCCTGATGAGGTCGCCGCCGTTGTTCACCTCGCCGATGACGCGGTCGGCGCCGAGCACATCGTACTGGGCGATCGCCTTGCTAGCCCAGCCGAGCGGCGAATAGCGGCCGGATGCGTCGGCCAGTACATAGGCATGGTCGTCGACGCCGAGGCCGGCCGCGACGATGCCAGTCTCGTCAGAGTCGGCGCTCGCGCTCACGGCTGGGTCGATAGCGACCACGACGCGGCGCATCTCAGGCGGCCTCGCGACGCGGTGGCCGTCGATGAGCGCGTTGCTCCAGAGTGCATCGGTGAGCTCGTCGATGAAGCGCGCCTCGATCTCCTGCTCATAGGCTCGGCTCGTCATCGTCGAGCGCAGCGCATCCAGTTCGTCGGCGGGCAGGTAGGGGTTGGCGGTCGATGCGAAGCGCCAGCTCGCCCAGTCGGGATGGTCGTCACTCTGCCCGAGGTCGTACATCGCGGCGAAGTCGTCACGGCCCTTCGGCGTCGAGAGGAACCACGCGTCGCCTGCGTAGTCGATGAGCGTCGGGCGTATCACCATGTCCCACACTTCGGCGAGGTCACTGACCATGGCGGCCTCATCGACGATGACGCGAGCGTAGCGGCGTCCGCGACTCGTCTCCGGCGCGTCCAGCGACCAGAACTCGATCACGCCGCCGGTGATGAGCTCGAGGCGTTTCTCCTGTTCATTCTTCTGGGTCGTGACCGGGGCGAGCGTCGCGCGCGTCTCGCGCCACAGCTCGGCCAGCATCTTGTAGGTGGGCGAGTACCACCCCACAGGCTTGCCGGTCAGCGCTGTGTCGGCGGAGAGGCGGATGCCGAAGCGCGATTTGCCGAGACGCCGCCCGGCGCAGAGCACGTTGAACCGGCGGCGCTCGTCATATACCTGCTGCTGGGCCGGGTGAAGCCTATTCAGCCGGAGGTGGATCGTCCTGGTAGGTGACAACGACCTGCACCTTCTGTTCGCCCTGGTGCTCGACCTGCACGCGGTCGGAGTAGCTGCGCGGCTTGAGCTTGGACGCGGCCCACTTGAGCGTATCGACCAGGAGCCGGTCGCCGATCGGGTTGTTGCCCTTGCGACGCGCCACGGCGATGGCTTCGTCGGCCATCGCGTCGGCCTGTAGTTCGCGAGCCCGTGCGTATTCCTCCGAGAACCCAGGCAGCTTCACGGCCCACAGCCTGATGGTCGATTCACACGGCATGCCGGGCGTCTCTGCGATCTCGCGCAAGGTCTCGCCGTTGGCGACGCGCTTGCAGATGCGCGTGCCGAGCGCGGCGTTGTACTTGGTGGGTCTGCCGGGACCGCGTTTCTTCTTCTCGGCCATGCTCACATCCTCTCACTGGAGCGGCGCCGCTTCGTACCCGGCGGCGCACGGTGGACGATGTAGCCCCCACGCGGCGGCGGGCAGCCATCTATCACCCAGCCGTCGCGGCGCATCTTCTGGATGTGCTTCCAGACCGCGACGCGAGCATCTGCCGGCATGTTGAAGTGACGCACCGGGTCGGCGCGCCCGCCTACGCGGCTCGCCATGTACTCGGCCAGTAGCCGCGGGAACGCGCCGTCGAGGCGCGGATCGTATTCGTCGCGGCGCTGGCACGGGCTGCACAGTGGACCGCGGTTGTCAGATGCGAGCACGCAGCCACAGGCGACGCAGAGCGCTCTCTCACGCAGAATCCGCCGCGTCGGCCGCGCTGCCTCGACATGAGCAGAGAAGACCGAGCGCGGCGGGTGTTGGCGCGGCTTAGGCACGCAGCTCACTTGGGCAGACGCGTTCGGCGTAGCGCTCGCGACCACGTCGGTTGCGGCACTCTTTGCATGTCCGCGAGAGTCCATCGCGCTCGGCTGCGTCACGGACGTAGAAGTCGGTCGACGCCGGCAGCTTGCGGTCGCAGAGCGGACAGCGCTTGGCACCGAAGAGCAGCAGCTCGAGGTCGAGGTCGGTCCAGGCGTCGGCCTGTCGGCGTCCGCTGGGGAAGTTCGCCACTCTCAATCACCCTCTCTGGCGTTGCGCAAGGCGGTCTCGCGGCGTCTTGGCGCGTCCTGCGACTCGGGGAGCCTCTGCGGCCTCTGCGGCGCTCAGACGCGCGATTTCGCCGGTGATGGTGCGCAGCTGTCCGCTCGGCCTGCCGGTGCGCGCCCAGTTGACCAGCGCGGTGAAGTCGTCGACGCTGTCGACCAGGTAGGTCTCCACCCCGCAGGCGGCGCGTCGCTCGGCGGCGGCGACCTGGTCGAGCGAGACACGTCCGGCGCGCGTGCCGACGCTCTTGGGACGCTTGAACTCGACCAGGTACGTCCGTCCGCCGGCGTGCAGCACCCCGTCGGGAAAGCCGCGCGTCGTGCCGGAGCCTTTGGCGCGGCGCTGGCCGACCAGCTCGAGCTCGACGCGCATCGCCTTGGCGATCTTGCAGCAGGTGGCGACCAGGTCGGATTCGATGGTGTAGCTCACGAGCGCACCCCCCGCAGCAGGTACCCGCCGCCGGGACCGGACGAGGTGGCGATGTCATACCCGTCGCGCCGGAGCTGCCTGGCGGCGGCTGAGACACGCTGCCGCGAGACGTGGTAGCCGAGATCGTCGAGCACGTCGTGGTAGGTCACGGCCAGACCTGGGGTGCGGAGCATGGTGCGCAGTAGGGCGTGGCGGGCACTCATTCGTCATCCTCCCCCGCGAACTCGTCCCACCAGTCGCACTCTTGGCAGGGGTTGTAGATGTTCACCCACGTCGCGCTCAGGCACTCAGGCGTGCCGGGGTCGTGGGGGCAGTGGATGTTCTTTGCGGCGGTTTCGCTCACGGCTCCCTCCAGCAGATAAGCACGACGTGGTTCCCCAGAAGCTCACCGAGCCAGTACGTACCGGAGACCTCGCGTGTGAAGTACTCGTCTGTGAAACGGCGCACGATGCGGATGCGCTCCGGCTTCCTCGCGTTGAGCTCGCACCACTCTTCGTCGGAGAGCAGGCGGAGGGTGCAGGGCTTCAAGCCGCCTTCCTCGGCGAAAAACCAATCGTCGTCGCTTACGAAGGTGACGAGGTCGTCATTCAGTTTCATCGTCCCCCCTCTCTGCCGGCCGCGCTCTCATGCGGTTTCACGGCTCCGCCCTCCATTCGCCACACCAGTCGCTCCCGCGCGTCACCGGCCACGCCGTTAGCGGCACGTCCTCTTCACAATCAGGCCCGACGTTGTAGCTGGTGATAATCCGCCCCTGGCGCACCGTCGGCGGATGCCGCCGACACTCGCCGCTCTGCGCTTCTCGGTACTCACCGACCGCGCAGTGCCAGTAGACACAGGCACAGCAGAGACCGATGGAAGTAACGTCGATAAGTCTCACGGCTCCTCCTCCCGATACAGCTCGATCAGCACGTTCCCTCGTGCGCCACGCCGAACGACTCGGCACTTCGCCCCAAAAGGCACCGTTACGGGGTAGCATCCGCCGAACGCGCGCCGAATGCGATAGGTGTGTGTCATCGCAGTCACCGCTCCTCCCGATACACGCTAATCACCACGTCCCGCTTGTCCAAGTAAGTCGCCGCCGTCCGCCGCGCCGCCGCAGAGTCGCGCGCCAGGACGCGCACCACCTCGTAGTCACGGCGGCGGGGACGGCCATGGCGGATGAGCAGGACGTAGCTGTCGAGCTGGTCCGTCACGGCAGCATCGTCATCGCCGTCAGCGCCAAGGCGGTCAGCAGGCCGATCAGGCCGACCGTCAGGATCACGATCGTCCAAGCGAACATGTTCATGATTCCTCCCCTGCGTCCAGTCCATCGGTGGCCAGCTCGAACAGCTCCGCCTTCGTCTCGGCAGCGCGCCTCACTCCGTCGCGGTAGCCGGCGTGGTAGGCGTCGTCACACGACGCGCCGGCGGACAGCGCGATGAGCAGCATGCCGACGATGACTCCGGCGGCGAAGACGACCAGCATGATGATGTAGGTCACGGCACTCACCCTTCGCAGTCGCTTTTCATGGCTCTCTCCATCCTCAGTATTCAAAGCCCAGATCCTCGCCTGATGTACGCCGACTCGGGTCGCTCGGCGTCGGCTGGGGACCGGGGGGTTCCCTTATTAGGAACCCCCCCCGGTTCCCAACTTGCCGCAGGCCCCGGTTCCCGACGGTTCCCGGGGGGTTCCCGAGGCTGGTTCCCACGGTTCCCGAGGGGTGGTTCCCTGGGGTACCGAAATGGGGGGTTCCCGAGGGGTTCCCGGCCGGTTCCGGGGGGTTCCCGGGGTTCCGGAACTGCTCCGCCGCGCGTTCCCTGCGCCAGCGCAGAGCGGCCAGGACCACCTGCCGTCTGCGCTTCACGCCGGCCTGCACCAGCTTCTCCCGCGCATCGGCGTACTTGGCGTCCAGGCCGACCTTGCAGCGGTCCAGCAGGATGACGGTCTCATTGGTACCGGCGGGCCAGTCGTATTCCATCGGCAGGTAGCGTAGCGGCGCGTCCTTCTGCATGAACGTCACGCTGGCCGGCACCCAGCTCATGCGCGACAGCTCGCGCTTCATGGTGATGCCGTTCTCGGTCTGGGCCAGCTTCCAGACCACGTCCACGTCGTCGCCTTTCGACGAGCTGCCGCGCTGTCCCTGCTCCGAGCTCTTGCCGCCATGGTCGAGCCGCACCCAGGTGAGGCCGCGCTGCTTGAGGCGGATCCCGGTGTAGCGGTAGAAGTCGCGGAACGTGTCGGCCGAGTTCTCTTCGCCGCAGACGGCCCGGCTGATCGTGTCGATCACGACCACGATGTGATGGCCTGGCAGCTCTGCCTCGACGGAATCGACCATCGCACAGAGCGCGTCGGCGCCGGTGATCGTGTCGAGCGGCGGCAGCGTCGGCAGTAGTGCATAGCGCAGACGCGACAGGTCGCTGTCGGGGCCGTAGCCCATCTCATCGAGCCGCTCATAGAGGTCGGCCTCGGTCATCTCATAGTCGAGATAGATCACCGCGCAGGCCGTGCCGGTGGTCGCGATCTGGGCCGCCATGTAGAGCGTGAACAGGCTTTTTCCGGCCTTGTGCATGGCGTAGATCGAGTGTCCCCGGCCGCGCGCCAGCACGTCCTGATAGACCCACTCGACGTCGCTCTCGTCGCGCTGCCAGAACGTGCCCCAGTCGACGAACGGCGAGTCACTCCGTTCGGTCGCTGCTGCCTGCTCGAGCGAGAGCGGTACGAACTCGTCGAGCCCCTTGCCGGCCGCCAGGTGGTCGGCCGCGTCCTTGCCTTCCGCCGGCTCCACGACATGCACGGCGAAGGCTATCCCGTCCAGCGCCGCCGCCACCGACTCGGCGTGCTTGCGCCCCGGCGCGTCCTTGTCGGCCACGATGATCACGTCGGCGCCGCGCAGCGACTCGGAGTAGTCGGGCGACCATTTGCCGGCGCCGCCTGGGTTGCAGGTCGCGCAGGCGCCCGCCCGGCGCAGGTAGTCGGCGTCCTTCTCCCCCTCGACCAGGTAGACCGACTCTCCGGTCGCGATGGCCGTGGCCAGCTCGGGCAAGCGGTACAAGACGCGCCGCGTGCGCCCCAGCTTCCACTCCCAGCCGCCGCGTCCGTCCGGGCGCCGCTGGCGGAAGTCCTTGGGCTGGAAGCGCACGACTTGGTAGAGCAGCTCACCGTCTTCGTCGGTGTAGTCGTAGGTGGCGACGATCTCGCGCTTGCCGTTGCTGCGCTCCTGCTCTGGGTAGAGGTCGGCCAGGCCGAGCCCGAGCGCAGCCATCACGTCGGCCGTCTCGCAGCCGGCGAAGCAGGTCAGCAGGATGCACCCGTTGTCGCCCTCGCCGATCGACAGGCTCTGCCGGTGGTCGTCGTGCGCCGGACAGCGCGCCACGAACCCGGAAGCGCTCCGCTTCACTCCCTCGAGCCGCTCGAGCAGCTCATCGAGACGCATTGCCGCGTGGGTAGACGAACGATGAGAACGTCTCTCCGCCTGCAGAGTGGCCGCAGACGCGACACCGCCAGGCGAGGTTCACCTCGACGAACTGCCAGCTCTCGCACAGTCTGCATTCAGCGAATGCCACGCCGGCGTCGAGGCGATCACTCCGCTGGCCGTACATGTCGAATCTGCCGGACTCCTGCGGCGACGGATGGCCCAGGGCGAAGCGCTCTCCTGCGGGCGATTCGGCGAACACGATCATCACATCGCAGGCGGCGGCCTGGCGGCAGAACGTCAGCGCTTTGTAATCGCGCCTGGAGGTGAACGCGCCCTTCACCTCGACGATGGTGCGCGACTCCGGCAGCCAGAAATCAGGCTCGTAATGGACGCGGCCTAGCCGGTAGAGCTCGGGATGGTACTGCCAGACGATCCGGTGTTGGTCGAAGACTGCGGCCCATTGCGCTTCGAGGCGTGAATCGAATCGCACACCGCTGTAACTCGCAGTGACCGTCACGACTGCCCCACTGGTAGAATCACTCATGTCACCACCTGCCTCATCAGGTTGTGGTCACGACCCCGGCCGTTCACGCGGCGCGGGGTCTTTTCATGGGACGGCGAGTCTATCACGGTACTGCTCTCAGAACGGGATCCCATCATCGTCTTCGTCGTCAGCCGCGGCAACGCCTGCATCGCCCGTCTGTTTCGCCTCGGCCTCTTGCGTCGCGGCGAGCTCATCCCTCGGACGCGGCGGGAACGACCAGTCGGCGTGGGCCAGCTCGAGCCCCACCCTGGGCTGTCCGTCGCGGTCGTTCCACTTGCGTTCGATGAGCTGTCCCCAGACCGTGATCGGGTCTCCCTTCTTGAAGTGCTCGATGATGGTCGCCGTGCCCCTGAAGATGGTCACGTCGAGGAACATCACGTCATAGGTCCATTCGCCGTCGCGCTTGGTGCGATAGTTGCTGGCCACACGCAGTGAGACGCCGATCGTCCCACTGGGCAGGTCGAACGGGCGCGGGTCGGCACAGAGCCGCGCGTCCGGCAGCTGGGCGATGATCACCGCGTCCCTCCCCCATCCGGCGTGCGCAGCACGATCCCGCCGCACGACATGGTCGCCTGCCTGAACTCCTCCACCTCGGCGCGCGTCATCTCGCGCTCGGTGCCCGGTTCGGCGTAGTAGGCGACCAGCGCGAAGCCCTCGCCGCCCCGACGCTCGCGCGCCTCGTAGATCGGCCCGTCCGGCCGCGGCCGCATGAGCAGACTCATCTGAAAACCTCCGCTGACGTGGTGCAAGGCTGTTTTGCGGCGCTTTGGTGGCCTGAGTGGTGTCCTACCACTCTGACGGCCACTCGGCGCCGCAGACGCGATATTCCGTTCACTCCGCCGCCGTCCGTCCGGCGCTCTCCCACCAGAGGATGAACGCGGCTGTCGGGAAGCGGTGCGTGGCGCCGATGATGATGCAGGGGATGTGACGCGCGGCCTCGTGCAGGTCACCGGCGCGCACGGCGGCGTCGAACGCCTTGCCCTCACTGTAGACCGTGTGCTCGCCCACGTTCATGACGTGCGCCAGTTGCCAGGCCGGCGCGTGCGGCTGGTCGAGCTGCTCGGCCAGCGGGCGGCGCGGGTCGAAGCCCGCGCGCCACTTCTCCCGCTGCGCCTCGATATCGCGTGAGGCCATCAGAGCACCCCCTGCTCGCCCTCGTCAGCGACCTCGCTCTGGCCCGCGCTGCCCAGCGCCGCGTCGAGCTCGTTATCGAGCTCGCCCGCGTCAGCCCGGCCGTCCTTGGTCGGTACCAGCTTGCGCTTCTGCGGGCGCCGCCGCGGCAGCTTGATCTCTGCCGTGATCGGGCTCTTGATGTCGGGCGAACCCTGGATGCGCAGGCAGAGTCCCGAGTCGGACAGTCCGCTGGCGTCGCGCTCGGGGATGAGCGTGATGCGCTTGCCGAGCCAGTCACCCGAGTCCTGGCCGAACATGGCGACGATGCACTGCGCGTTCGTCTTGTTCAGCGCCATCTCGCGCGGCGTCTCGTCGAAGGCGATCACGGCCTGCGGCTTCTCACGGCCGCTCTCGTCCTCGAGCTGGTCCAGGTAGACGTTCTTGACCGTCATCGTGACCGGCTGGCCGCGCATCTCGCCGGCCTTGATGAAGCGGCCTGGGAACAACTGATCGTAAGTGAGCCCCATCTCTTCTCCTCCCGTCATTGCTTGTCGGCAGCTATGCCGCTGATGATGAGCTCGTCGGCGTAATCGGCGTCGTCAGAGCTGTAGAACCAGGCAGGGACCTGCAGCGCCTCGATGTGCTCGCTGCGTCCCGGCCAGCGGCGCCGCTTGCGATGCAGCTTGACTTCGGCCAGCAGCAGCTCCACGTCACAGCCGGCGGCGTACATGGCGTCGTCGTCCACGCCGGCCACGAGCACGTCGTGCGGCCCATCGGCCTCGGCGGCGAGCAGGTACGCTTCCCCGTCTGGGACACCGTTGGCCAGCAGTCCGGCGCGGTAGAACGCGAGCTGGTGCAGGTAGCCGAGCCGCACCGCGTGCTGGCCGAACAGGCGCGGCTCGGTGCTGCGCGTCGTCTTGAAGTCGATCAGCACGCCGCTGGCGAGACAGACCGCGTCGATGCGCGCCTTGCAGCGGATGCGCGTCGCCTCGTCGATCCAGGTCACGGTCAGCTCGGTCTCGGTCTCGGCCAGCAGCTTGCGCGCGGCCGGATGCGAGCGCACCGCGTCGCGCAAGGCCAGGCAACGTTCGTAGTCGGCGGCCGGTAGCGGCGTGCGCGGCGCGTTCACGGCGACGAACTCGTCCCACGCCTTGCCGTACCGCCTGCCGCCGTCCCAGAGCACGTAGCGGCGCGGGAAGTTGTCCGGTTCGAGCACGGCGCAGTGCGCTGCCGAACCGAACGCCATCACCGGGGTGGTCTCTGGCGGGTTGTCGAGCCGGTACTTGTAGTGCAGCGCCGACTCGCGCATCTCGCGCAAGGTGGACCAGTTGACGCCGCGCCGCGCCTGGTAGGCGGCGAACGATTCCCGGACGATCACAGCCCGGCCCGGTCCAGTTTGGCGTCATAGGTGGCCTCGGCCACCATCTCGTCACGGCTCAGCGCGTAGGTGCACTCCTCACCGCACTGGCCGCAGATGTAGATCCGGCGCCCGAGCGCGTTGTGCGTCTCCTCGGCGTCGATGCTGTCGGCCCAGCAGTGTGGACAGTAGGTGCGCTCCTCGAGCGGCGCCGTCAGCCAGTCGTCATACGTCATGAGAACACCCCCACGATGAGCCAGAGCAGGACGATCGCCGCGAGCACGGCGAGCACCATCAATGGTGCCATCAGCAGGTGATAGACGATCTGCCTCATATATCCTCCCATCCGCCGCGCCGGATTGTCAGTATGTAGCGCGACACAGCGAAGCGTATCACGGCGTGTCAAGATGTGCAAGAGGCGGAGAAAGAAAGCGCCCGGCGCCTGGGAGGATGGCAGGCGCCGGGCTGGGTAGCACCGCCGCAGAGGGTGGGGAGCGGTGCGCGGCCGGGTGACAAGGCCGGCCGAGGCTTTGCGTCAGCGAGCGGCCGTCTTGGCGGTATCGTACAGGCCCGCCGCGGCCAGTCCGAGCAGCAGGCCGGCGATGACGGCGCTGTAGAGCCCGCTCGTGGCCCACAGATAGGCGCCGACATTGAGCAGCACGGCGACCACGACAGCCGCCAGCAGGCTCCACTTGCCGGTGACGCCGAAACTCTTGCACAGGGTCACGATAGCGACGATGGCCGGCACGCTTAGTACGGTGTTCAGAGTGTCCATCTCACCTCCCCCGTTTCTCGCATCCTACACGTGCGCGCGGTCTGGTCGTTCTCACTTCGGCCTACCGATGACGACGACCTCACTCCGGTGCCGCCGCGTGTTGGCGACCATGCCGCCGTTCGCGTTCTGTCCCTTGGGTGATGTGTTGCCGCCCACGCAGCGCAGATAGTCGCCCTCGCGCCGGATGACGACCTCGATGTGCTGCGAACCCCAGAGCGTCACGAGGTCGCCGGCGCGCGCGTTTGCGAACGGCACCTGCTTCCAGCCCAGCCCGCCGCGTATGGCCAGCGTCCAGCTCGGCACCCAGGCCGGCACCGGCGCGAGCTTGCCCTTGTAGCCGGCGGTGCGATAGCACCACGACGCGAACGAGGCGCACCATGGCTGATGGTAGGCGCCGGTCACGGCCTGATACTGACTTACGCGCGGCCCGTAGTTGGAGTTCGGCGGCTGTTCCTTCACACCGACCTCGCGTAGCGCCGCGTTGGCGACCTTCTCCGCCAGCGAGAACACGCCGAGGAAGGCGCACAGCTCGGCCGTCTTGCGCGTGGTCGTCTTGATCTTCTTGGTGCGGTGCGAGATGCGCCATGCCAGCGTGCGCGCCGCCGGACCCCACTTGTCATTGCCGGCGTTGAGTCCAGGACCGACCTTGATCGGCGGCTTGTGACGCCGCGCGTAGTCGACCATGGCGCGCTTGACTCGCTGGTTGCTCGGCAGGACCATGCTCACCTCACCGCCTGGAAGATTACGCCGATGACCGCCACGATCGCCGCGCCGAGCGTTGTGCGGCTCAGCCAAACCATGTTGTTCATCTGCTCCTCAAGCGCGACCATGCGCAGCTTGAGTCCGTTGCCGGAGTTGCCGTAGACGGTCTCCTCAAGATCGGAGACGCGCCTGCACGGCGAGCGGTCTTCGTCCAGCACCTCGCGGATGGCATCTTCCATCTCTTCGCGCACGACGTGGCGCAGCGCCCATGTCTGCTCACTCGTGAAGCCCGGTATCGACTGTGGACTGTGTGCTTGTGCGGTCATCGGCTGCTCCAGGTATCAGATGCCGACGCGCGCGGCACCAGGGGCGTGCATGTCTCTACCAGCACGATGCACCAACGGCAGCGGCTTGTCGTTTCTCGCTCACCCGCATCGCCTGGTGGCACGTCGCATATCCATCATGCCCCGCCGGTATCGACAGGCACAAAACCGCCCACCTCAGACATCACGAGCAGGCTTGCATCAGCCCAGGCTAGCCCGGTCCAGCGCCTCATCTTGCAGGGCCGCCAGCCGCTCCCATCCCAGCGTCTCAGCACGGCTGCGTAATGCATCGCTGGGGCCTCGAAGAAGCCGCCGGCGATGGCGGCCGCAGCCCCATTCTGCCTGCGTATGAGGCCAGTTCTGGGGCGCGGCGAGCGCCCCCGGCGCCATACATCAGCCATTGGCGATCTCGATATCGACGTATGGCAGCCCCACGGCGGTGGAGTCAGCCGCCAAGCTCATGAACAAGGCAGAGTCGGCGAAGACCTCCGGCATCCCGATGCCGAGCAGGTCAAGGATGCCGCCGCCGTTCGCCGATGCGACGCGGAAGATGCCCAGCAGGCGCAAGACGCTGACCTCGAAGCAAGCGTTGCCTGCTGTGGCGACAGACCCTCTTACCCGGGTGATCTTCTGGATGCCTGAATCGCCCGCCGCCAATGGAAGCTGCCACATCCGACCGACCGCAGGCGCGGCGCCGATGCCGACCGCTCCGGTGTCGCCGGCGTCACCGCCCTGGTCCAAGTAGTTGACCTGCACGGCCAGGTTGCCGGTCGGGGCGACCAGCGTCTTGACCCATATCTGGAGCCCGCCGTAGTCGTTGCCTCCAGGCACGCGGCTTGCGAAGGACGGCTGGTCGGAGAGGTTCACATCGGCGTTGTAGTTGTAGCCGCCGCAGCGGAAGAGCTCATCATAGAGGCGCAGCGTGCAGGCTACGGAGCTGGTGTACTCGACGCGCGTGATGTAACCCTTGGCGTCGACCCCGAAGCTGTTGATGCTCGGGTATCCGGCCAGCACGTCGGTCGGGACGATACCGTTGGCCGTGTTGCCGGCCGCCTCCGTCCCGGCACCAGGATTGCCGGCCACGCCGAAGACACTGTACGGCATCGCCGCGACGAGGGTCCGCGTGCCGGTCTTGTTCCAGTTGACGCGTTGCTTCGGCGCGGCTATGTACTGGTCAAGCGAGCTGATTGCCATCGCACAGGCTCCTCATGACGTATCGACCCAGAGGTCTCCTACCTCGGGGTCGCTAGGCTCCGAATCTGAGACGGTCAGGGTCGTCAGGCCGATGAAGGCGGTCGCCTTGAGCAGGTTCTCTTCATCGTCGAGCCGCGGGTCGCTGTCTGAATCGCTGGCCGTCGAGCCGCTTGTCCAGATCCGGTATCTCATTTCTTGCCCTTCGGCCGCTTGCGCGCCTGGAGCTGCTGCCGTGCCAGCATCCTGTCGAAGCGGCTGGAGCGCTGCCCCAGCGTGAGAGTCACCTCGCGTGCCGCGAGCCTGCCGGTGACGTGCTCGATCATCTGCGGGCCGAAGTCAGTGTCCACGTTCTGGAGCATCATGCCGGGACGGATATGCAGCGCCTCGATGGTCGAGCCGTCGGCGAGGTGGACCGGGCCGGTGAGCACGAGCGTGCCGGTCGGGCGCGGCCATAGGTGGTCGGCCAGATAGGCGTCTACTATCTGTTGCGCGTCGTTCGCGGTACGGTCGCGCAAGTCGAGGAACTTCGTCTGGTAGTGCGTCCCGAGCGGACCATCGGGCTCGGATGCGATGTAGCAGTTCGCGTGGCCGTCCTTGGTGCGCACGTAAGCGACCACCCGGTTACAGAGCTCGCGCCGGTCGACGCGCACGTCCCACTCGCGCAGCGCCGGGTCGGCACTGCTTACGACGATGAGCTGCGAATCGGGCACGTCATCGGCTCTGAACGGCTGCCTGAAGAAGAACGTCCGGTTCTCTTCAAAGCCGTAGTTCCAGTCGACCGTCGCGGCGACCTCATCCATCACCTGCCGCCGCGTGGTCGGTTCGCTGATGCAGAGCTGTTCGATGATGTAGCCAGTATCGTCGCAATCCGTCTTGTCGATGTCTCCGCCGGTCACCGGGCGCGCGAGGTTCATCATCACACGCTCTGGCGTCACATCGTCACCGAGGGCGGAGCCGTAGACCAGTATCTTGGTGATGTCGACCCCGAACGGGCGGTAATCGGTCTCGATTCTCTCTCCGACAAGGTAGCGCATCAGTCCTGACCTGGTCGCCACTCGTTGTCCACTATCTGCTCGAACTGGAAGACGAGAGAGGCGGCTTCCGATGTGATGTTGAGTTCGTTGCCAAAGTAGAGCACATAGGAGTCATCCTCGCTCCATGTGCCCTCCAGCGTGCGATGCTTGTTCGGACTGCCGGGCGTGGAGAACAGCTTGAGCTCAAGGCTCGGGTTGATGAGCTTCGTGTCGATGCGACACTTGACGATGCGCGCCGCCTCGATAGGCACGCCGAGTGGATACCACCAGGCGCGCGTGTTAGCTCCCTTCGGCACTTCTATGTCGTGCATGGCGTACATCGCCAAGATGGGGTCGGCCGAATCTGGGTCGATCACCTCGGTCGTGAAGCAGTCCGCCCAGCGCGACGCCTGCCCTGTTTCCCAGTGCGTCATGTCGCTGTCGACGTAGTTGCGCACGAAGGCTTCATCATCCTCGAGCGCGCAGATGAAGCCGCCGCACTCCAGCCTGAGCGTGTCGGCCTCATGCGGCACGGCGTCTGGATCGTCGACGCGCCCCTCCCAGAGCACGAACCCGTCCACCGGGTCGCGCAGCACGATGTCTGAGTCGATGCGCTCGTCCTGAGCATCGTCGCCGCGCGGCACGCTCATGATGACCGACGCCGCCGTGAACCCGCCGCGGCGGTCGATCTCGAATGTCGCGTCGATGATGTCGACGCCGCTCATGAGCCGGTCACCGGTTCGGGCCACATCTCCCAGCGCGGCACGTAGCTGCCGTTGAGCAGGAACTCAGGCGCGGGGTTGGAGCCGTTCGGCTCCACGAGAATGAACAGGTTCTCGCCCTCAAGCCCGAGCTTGAGCCCGTGCCCACGGATGCGCCGTGCGGCTGGCCGTGCTGCAGTCGGCGCCTCGGTCGTGGCGTACTCGTGGTCATACATCCAGCCGAAGCGGACGTACTCGGTCTCCTCATCGTAATCGTCGTAACGCAGCCACCCAAGGTCAGACGGAAGGCACAGCACGGTGTCGACGTAAGCCGCCCCATCGCGAGCTCGAGCCCAGATGCTCGGCCCATCGTCGGACCCGTTCATCCACGGCCCCAGGTCGACCCACTCCCAGCGCGGCTGCAGCAGGTAGCGCGAGCGCGGGTCACGTGCCCATCGATTTTCCTGTCGGCCCTGCGAGATCCAGCAGTTGTCCACGCCTGACCCGCCCGAACACTTGGCCCGCGCGAACAGGCGGTAGCGTCCGGTCGGCAGCTTCGCCTGGTCGACGATGCCGTACAGCATGCGCCACTCGGTCGTCACAGCCGAGCGCAGCCGCATACAGTCACCGCGCGGGTTGATTGCTCCCTCCTCAAGCTCCCAATCGCCCGGCTCGGTCGCATCTTCGGCCTCATAGAGGTAATCGCCGGTTACGGCGCCGCTGTGCGTCACCGCGGCCAGCACCATCTGGATACCGACGTTCTCGCCTCCCCAGCCGCGCGTGATGGTGAAGTCGAGTGGCATCGGCGCCTGCCCGTCGAGCGTGCCGACATCGACCAGCACCGGACTGGTCAGACGGCTCGCCGTCCAGAGCGTATCGCGCTCACCGTAGACCCACGGCTCGGCCACCAGCTCGACCGTGTAGATGCCGACGAAGGCGCGGTCCCAGGCGTAATCGAACTCAGCGATCGGCGTCTCGTTGTGGAGCAGTCTCAGGACCGCGGGGCGGGTCGCGCCGCGCGGCGTGATGGTGAGCGTGTTCGTCGGCTTGGCAAGCTCGGCGCGCAGCTCGTTCTCGGCGCTGATGAGCTCGTCCTTGGTCGACGCCTCGAGCTTCACCTTGAACGACGGATGACGCAGCGCACTTGTGCGCAGTCTCACTTGCGTCTGCACGTCGGCATAGGGGTTGTCGGTCTCCTCGGCCGTGCGCGAGACATGGCCCCAGTCGGGCAGCGGCATGACCACGAGGTCTTCAAGGTCGCCCAGCTTGGCCTGCAGGTACTCAGCCATCAGGCGGCCCCCTTCATCAGCCGCGCCACGTCGCGGCCCATCTCGCGGCTGACCATGTCTGTTATCGCCCGCGAAGCGTCGCGGCTATTGCCGACGAACGTGTTGCCGGTCACGTTGACGACCACGGTCGGCACGGCCTTGCCCTTGTCGAGCGGCGTGACCAGCTCGGTCCCGTGCAGGAGCGCGAGATAGCCCGACCGCGGCCCGCTCGCGACGCCGCCCTCAGCGAAGCCCGCCAGCCTGTTGTACAGCGGCGCGCCCGGACCCCAGTACCACGGCGCCTTCGCTTGCGCCGCGTAGGTGCCGGCCTTGCCGATGCCGGCCTTCTTCATGTAGTAGTTGTACTTCGCCGAGCCGCGGCCGTACTTCTGCGCCAGCTTCTCCTCAAACGCCGCCTCCGTGCGCTTGCCGGCCTCGCCCTGCTGCCGCGCCTGCGACATGGCCGCGATCATCTCCTGCGCCGCCTCGCCGGCCTGCATCAGCTTGTTGGCCGTGAAGTCGATCGCGAAGCCGAGCCCGATCATGCTGGCGATGGTGCCGACGCTGCTTGAGCCGATCGTGGTGTTGAGGCGCGCGAACCGTCCCGATGTCGTGCGCGAGGCAGTGCCGACGTACTGCAGCGGCGGAGCGGCGCGCACCGAAGCCGTGCCGACGCGGCCCATGCCGGTGCTCGCGACCGCGGCCGTCGTGTTGAGGCGCGCCACGCTGCCGGTCGCCGCGACCGACGATGCGCGGCCCAGGGCTGCGACCTGTCCCGCTGATACGGTGGACGCACGCCCCAGATTAGCCACCTGGGCACTGCCGGCGCCAGCGCCGCCGCCCTTGAACAGTCCGATAGCGGTCTGCGCGCCACGCGCCACCTTGATAGCTGCGCCGGCTACCAGCAAAGCGCCAGCGATCTGCGGCACGTAAGGCATAATGGGTTTGATGTCCTTGAGAAGCTCGCCGAGTCTCTCGATCATTGGGGTAAGGGCGGGCTCGACATTCTCGGCGATAGCAAGCTGTAGGCCGAGCCATGCTAGATCGAGCTCACGTTGCGCGGCCATGGCATCGTCATAGTTCTTGAGCTGCTTGTCACCCCAGACGAGCCCCATCGACTCGATCTTCTTATTGAGGTCGTTGATCGTCTCTTCTGACTGACTCAGCCATCCGGTCAACGCGCCACCGCCGCGGCCGAACATCTTGAGCGTGATGGCCGTCTTGGCGGTCGCGTCGCCCATCTGCGAGATGGCGTCACGCACCTTGAACAGAATGTCATCGGCATTGAGCGTCCGCAGGTCGGACAGGCTGATGCCGAGGCGCTCGAATGAAGCGATGGCCGTCTTGTTGCCCATGCGCGCGGCGTCGATGTTGCGCGACAGGAACTTGATCCCGGTAGCGCCCGTCTCAGCGTCGACGCCGTAGCGTCGCCACTGAGCGGCGAGACGCGAGGCGCCGGCAGCCTGCATCCCGGTCATGCGCGTGATCGTCTTTACGCCCTTGCCGTAAGTCTCATAGGTCTTCACGGACTTGCCGACCACGGCGGCGAGCGCTGTCCCGGCGCCGAGAGCCATGTTCGCGCCCTTGTCGAGCCGTTTGCCCCAGCGGTCGGCGTCCTGGCCAGTGGCGCGCATCTCATCGCGCGTCTTCTTGAGCGCACTCACGGCGCCGGTGGCATCGCCACGCACGCGGACCAGAAGATCGTAGGCGTTAGCCATCAGGTCACCCTCGCTCCCAGCCTGCGAGCGAGCTCAAGGAACGCCTCTCGCCCGGTCTTGCGCTCAGGCTCACGACGCATCGTGTCGGGCATGAAGTCATCGAAGGTAACGGGCTTCGACTTCGCCCCGCGGTGCGCGTTGACGAGGATCGCTGCGAGCATAGCGGCCCGCACGTACTCGCCCCGCTCTCCGAACGGCTCCATGCGCTCATAGAGCATCCACTCCGTCAACTCCTCACTCGTCGTCCGCCTGAGCAGTTCGCTTACCGTACATCCCAGTGCCAGAGCGAGCCGGTGGTAGAAGCGCCGCTCCGGCCGTTTCAGTTTCCCGCCAGCCGCTCCGCGTCGCTCGGGAGCAGGCCGGCCAGGCTGGCCCCGACATCGTAGAGCCGGTCCAGCACGCTCGCGCTCTTGCCGGACAGCAGTTCCACGTCATCATCAGAGAACAGTCGTTTCCCGTCCGCATCGCACAGGATGCGGACCAGGAACTTGGCGTGGAAGTTGCGCGGGTCGACGCCGCTGGACGGGTCGGAGCGGTCTCGCAGGATAGAGCTCTCGAATGAGTCACGCTCCTCTCCCGTCATCGCCTTGAGCCGGACCGTGCAGCCCCACTCAGGCACATGCACGTCCTCATGCCGCAGATCGTCAGCGGCCAGGATGAGGTCGCGCGTGCCCTGCTTCTTGGCTGCCATCAGGAGCCGCTCCCGGTAACCGTCATGAGCACGTCTCCGGTGACGCGCAAAGTCACCTCGGCCGTGACCGCCGCATCGATGGGGAAGTCCATCGTCGGCTGCGTCTTGACCAGGGCCGCGAAGGCGAGCGTCATGGTCGGCGTGGTCGGGTCGTCCTTGATCTGGAAGTTGGTGGGCTCGTCGTCCTCGGCCGCGTCCCAGAGCGCCTTGTGGATGGCATTGCCGGGGATCCAGTTGATCGGGAACGTGCAGTCGCCGTAGTCCTTGAGCCCCATCAGGTACTCTTTGGCGGTCGAATCGTGCGAGGTCACGTCGATCTCTTCGCGCTCTCCTGACGGGCTCGTGATGTCGCCCACCTCGGGCACGAGCTGGAACGTCTCGGGCGTCGACCCGTTGCCCATGTAGAGGCTGAACGGATGGCTGCGGATTGCCTGAGTCTGGGTCATGTCGCTCTCCTTAGTCTGTGCTTGTGGTCCAGAACAGCGCGTCGATGATGACGCGGTGCAGGCTGGTCTCCGGGTCGGGCAGGTCGTTCTCACTCTCCACCGTGAAGCTGGCCGCGCGCACGGCGGTCTTGACCGCATCGGCCACCGCATGCGCGAGCGCATAGGCCGAGTCCTCGCCGTCAGGCTCGGCCCAGCAATCGATCTGGACCCGCGGACGCTCCCAGCCGGCCAGCCCGTCGTGTGACACCGGCGCGTCACCGAGCGAGACCTGCCGGTAGACGATGCAGGGGAACAGCGCCGCGATGGAGTTCGGCTCCGACTGCGGCAGGCGGCCGGGATAGATGCGTCCGTCGACCATCGACAGGAGCGCGGCGTCGGCGCACAGTGCGTCGTATGCCTGCTGTACGGCACTCACCACTTGCCCCCAGCGATCTCGCGGCGCACGATCTCGGACACCTGCGAGCGCGTCGCATCGGCGGCCGGCACCAGATAGGGCTGCGCGGGCGTGTTCACCGTGCCGAACTCGACATAAGCGCCGTAGTCGACGTGCGGCCCCACGTCGGCGCCCATCGGGATCGGGTCGACGCTGATCGAGCCACGCAGCGCCCCAGTGTCGACCGGCGCGCGCAGCTTGGCCTCGCGCTCGATGATGTGAGCCCCCTTGACGCAGGCCCTCCCAACGACCTTCGGATAGGCTGCGATCGTGCCGCTGATATCGGCCATTGCCTTGTCTGCGCCCAGTATCTTGAAGTCGAGTCCGCTCATGCCCCGACCTCGGAGAGCTCCAGCATCAGATACGCGGCCGTCTCGCGCGGCTCGCCCATGATGGCAAACTCGCGCGGACGCACGAGCGTCTTGCCGAACCGCTCCAGCACGCGGAAGCGGTCGTGCCGCGTCACGTCCGTGCCGAGCGGCAGGCGGGCGCGACCGACCATGACCGAGTAGGTCGGGTCGAGAGTGGCACGCTCCGTCGCGCTCAGGAAACTGAACATGCAGGGGATGCGCTCGCCGGCGACGTAGGACTCCACAGGAGCCCCGTAGGAGTCCTCTGTCGTCTCGCAGCGCATCACTTGGCCTATGTCCCTCATCTCGCTCTCATAGGCCCGCTGAGCGGCTGTGAGTGCGTCAGGACGCAGGCGCATCGCTCTCGTCCAGTCCCGGCGGCGGCGAGGTCGCGATGCGCACCGGCGAGGCGTGCGACCGTGCCCGCCAGCGCCGCGCTTCCGCCCTGGCGTGCTGGTATGCCTGCGAGCGCGCCAGTGATGCGCCGTCCACGTTGGCATCGACCTCCTCGATCAACCCGGCTGCCTTCTCATCCCACACGTCGGCAGCCGCGGCGGCGAAGTCGTAAGTGTCCGCCCACGTCTCATCGCCGGGGTCGCGTCCATCCGCGTCACGTAGCGGATGCGCCTCGATGTAGTCGGCCAGCGCGCGGTCATCGTAGGTGTCCGCGGTCGGCTCTGCAGTCATGCGCCGCAGACGCGCTATCTGCTCGTCAGTCGCGCTCATCGGCACCTCGGCACGGTCAAGCTCACGCCCGGCTGCGTGCCGGACGCTCGCGATGATTACGCCCTCAGTCTGACGTGGATGAGCGGCGTGGTCGTTACCGACTTGAGGTGCGACGCAGGACGGCGAGCGTGGCGACGATCTTGTCGATGCGCCAGCCGTAGGCATCGCAGAAGCTGTCGACGGCCTCAGCCACTCCAGGCGTGAACTGCATGCCGTAATCGTGCACGGCCATGACATCAGTGAACGGGGCGAAGCCCTCCAGGTCAGCGAGACATTCGTCCAGGTCATGGCCTCCGTCGACGAAGACCAGCGCGAGCGGGAGCATCCACGAACGCACCACCGCCTGCGAGTCGCCCTCGATGATGCAGACGTTGGTCGCGCCCGCAGCGGAAAGATTGCCGGCAAGACGGCTCGCGCTGGCCGGCATCTCCGGGATCGGTGACCAGAGGAAGGCGTCTATCGCGTAGATGGTCGACCGCGGCGCGGCCAGCGCCAGCGTGGCGGTCGATGCCCCATAGCACGAGCCGATTTCGAGTATCCGCTCACCGTCGGCATCAGCGGCGAGGCGCGCCAGCTCGGCCAGTTCATCCGGCTGTACGTAGGACGGGATGCCATGCACCGTGAAGCGCGCATCCTGGTTGAAGTCAAGACAGGCCATCGATGTCGCTCCCCAGTCTCCATAGCCCCAGATAGCCGGGGTTGAACGGCGCGTTCGGGTCGAGTTCGTCCTCGGGAAGCAGGAGCCAGGGCCACGGAAGGCAGAACGGCTCCGCTTGCAGGTTCATCCGCCGCCAGCCGCCGGTGGCGATGTCGACGTTGGGGAAGTGCCACGGGTAGGTCGTGGCCAGCAGCCAGCTCGCCCCACAGGCACGGAAGTTGTCGAGCGCGTTCTGCGCGTCGGTGAGCGTCAGGTGAAAGAGTACCGTCCGGCAGATGATGAGGTCACAGGGCGGCAGGATGTCGAGCGTGATGTCGAGGCAATCGAAGCGCCGCCCGTCGCCGGCGTGCTCGCGTTCCAGCGTGGCGACGAGTTCGGGCACGATGTCGACGCCGACGTACTCTACCTGAGCCTCGACGTGCTGCATCCAGTTGAGATCCCCGCAGCCTGCATCGAGCACGCTCTTGGCCCCGAGCACATCGAAGAGCCACGGCAGGCGTTCGCGCACCGACTGCGTGCGCCCCATCTCCGACCCTACGCCAGAGCGCGTCTCCGCGCTGGCCCAGTGGTTCTCGCGGTAGATGCGAGAGAACACGTCAGCCTTGTTCATGATGCTCCATCCACTCGCGACGTGCCGCGCCCGTACCAGTGGAAGACGGCCTCGGCCTGGTTTGCGTGCGGCGCGTTCCATCCCACCGGCAGGACCATCAGTCGCACCGGGTTGTTGTAGACAGCGCGCATGAGCGCGAGCTGCTCATCCCATTGTGCGAATCGCAGCCATTCGTCGGCCCACGCGGCGAAGACGCGGCGCATCGCCTCCCCCTGGCGCCAGAAGATCACGCCGCTATTCCAGTAGGGGAGCGCCAGCGTGCCCCACCTGTGCTCCGTCCAGCGCGCCTCACGACGGCTGTGATACCACCCGGCGCGCGGCTTGTTGTAGAGCTGACTGGCGAGCTGCGACGGATGCTCGGCGATGCACATGTCATAGCGGTCGAGCGCATCGAACGCATCGTCAAGCGGCCCGACCACTTTGCAGTCTGTGTCGAGATACAGCACCTTGTCGGCCTCGACGTACTCGTGCAGGAACGGTTTGACGCGCCCCGCCCTGAACTGGAAGTTGTGTCCGCCCGCCTCATCGAATGGCGAGTCTCCCTTCCACGCCTTCCACTCGCAGCCCGGCACCGGCTTGTCGCCCACGCAGACGAGCGGATACGGCGTCGACTCGGACAGCTTGGCGGCTTCGGCGCGCGCCTTCTCACCGAACGCCATGCAGACTATGGCGCGGCTCACTCGCGTACCTCGAGCGCGAACGACAGGTCGAGCAGCCACGTCTTCGCGTCCTGCGGCTTCAGGCCGGCACGCGCGAAGTAGGCGCGTTCGTCATACTTGAGCATGCGCGGCGCGGTGGCGGCCTTGTACGGATACGGCACATGCGCGGCCACGCAATCCCACCCGGCCAGGAGCGCACGGAAGGCAGGCTCGAGCGATCCGGTCAAGCGCACGCCAGGACCGAGGTGAGCGATGTACTCCGCCTCTCTGACGTCGAGCGCCGCCTCGCCGTGCCATAGGAGCACGTCGGCGATGGTCGCCTTGTCGACGGTCGCAACCGCGCAACCGGGCGGGAGCGGCTCGGGGCGCAGGGGCGGCAGCGCTTCGCCGGCGACAAGCTCGGGCAGGTGCGCGATGACGTGCGCGGCACGTTCGGCAGACTCGCCCATGTAGGGGAAGACGGACAGACTGTAATCCTCCCTGCGCTCGCGCATCTCCTTGGGCTCGTCTATAGCCGCGCGGATGGCATCGGCGAGCTCTTCCGGCTCATCGCAGGATGGGCCGATGTCGGAGCAGTCCCAGAAACGCAGACCGTGGTCGACGCCGCGCCGATACCAGGGTGCGTTCAGGACGACCACGGGTCCGGCCAGTGCAGCGAACTCATATAGCGTCGAGCTGGCATCGTTCACGTACACGTCGGCGCGACGGCAGACCTCGTCGAACGATTCGATATATTCGAGCCCGAGCTTGTCGGCCAGCTCGCGCGAGCGTCCTGCGATGCGCGGGTGACCGTGCATGACGAGATTGAACTGGCGCGCGATCTCGGGCAGCACGCCCTCGTAATGCGACATCGCAGAACGCGTCTCAGGCGCGACCAGACAGTCCCAGTGGAACGAGACGCAGACGACCGGCCCACTCTTGGCGCGCCTCGTCCGCTTAGCCTTGCTCATGCCGTCCAGCTTGGGACAGCCCACGACGTGCGAGCGTGCGTCGTGGAAGGTCCGCAGATTACGGCGCTGAGTCCAATCGTTGACCTCACAGAACAGCGAGACGAAACGCCGGTCATGCGAGCCGCCAGCGTAGGACGGATGCACGTTCGAGAAGCTGAACCCGGCGCCATGTTCGAACATGATGAGGTGACGCTGCGACTTGGTGCAGCGGCTCATATCGGCATAGGCGGACGTGACGATCGGCCCGTCGCCGGCGGCGAGTTCAGACAACGGTGCGGGTTTCACGCCGCGGCTACGTGCGTGCGACGCGAGCTCGTCAGGGACACAGAAGAGCCCCCGCTGGTCCAGTGCGGACCAGACGGGGGCGATGTGGTCGATGTAGTGCGCTCGCGTCGCGAAGAAGTCGACCGGCAGGCCCGCCGACTGGGGCGAGCCTGCCGGACTCCAGCGTGGCGGCCGTCGCACTTGGCGCGGCCTCGACTCAGCTACCGCTGCCGGACGAAGGCAGGAGCACGCCGATCGGGAAGTGGTCGGCGCCGGTCTTCGTCTCCAGCATGTTCGCCGGACGCGGAGAGGCCCAGCCGAGACGCATGACGGCGCGCAGCGCGACCATGTCCTGCTCGGCCAGGTTGTACAGCACGCTGCCCTGACCGTCGGTCAGCGTCGCCTCGGAGAGCACCTTGTAGGTGATGTCCTGCCGGATGGCATAGACGAGCTGCTTGAAGTCGCCGGCCAGCATGAGCGCCACATCAGACGGCAGCGCGCCAGTGGTCGAGAACGAGATCGGCACACCGTCGATCATGTAGACGGTCGCGCCTTGCACGCCCTCGCGCTTGAAGATCGGCTGTCCGTTGTCGTCACGCAGGCCGCGGAGGTTGCTCTTGAGCGGCACCGCGCCCATGGCTGCACTGACGATGTAGCCGTCGGACTCCACCTTGGCGAAGACGCCGTTCTCGCTGAGGATGTCATCGTAGATGTCCTCCCCGGCGCCGAGTGTGACCGCGTTGCCGGAGTTGATCGCCTGTGTGACGAGGCCATCCGGCCAACTGTCAGGCTTGTTCGTGCCGCGTGCGATGGCTGCGTCGATGGCATAGCCGAACGCCTCCACGAGGGACGGCTTGATCTGACCCCAGATGTCGTAGGAGGCGTCGTCGACGAACTCCTCAGGGATCGGGATGATGACGGCCAGTTCCTCGGCGGTGATGTATTCGTTGTCCCACGCGACCCGTGACGTCGGCTTGGTGCCGGGGGCGCTGGTGTTCTTGGCGCCGCTCACGAATGAGGCGTTCGGCAGGGCGGTGATCACGCGGATCTTGGTCTGCTTGGCGCTCATGTCGGGCAGCCGCTTCATCAGCGGCAGGAACTGCGAGCCATCGCTCACGATGTTGGTGATGATGTCTGCGCTCACCTCTTGGTCGATGAGGGCGGCGGCATCGTTGGCAGTGATGAAAGCCATGTCCTTGTACTCCTCTTCTCAGACCACGGTGCGACCCGCGGCCTCGCGGATGTGCCTGTTGATAGCATCCGACGCTGACGCCGCCGGCCCGCCTCCCGCGGAGCCTTGCGTGGCGCGTACGTCGGCCACATGCGGGCGCGCGAAGAGCTCAGGGAACTTGCTCTTCACGGCTTCGATGTCCGGCTTGCCGCGCTTGTCGAAGGCGTCGATCTCGCGGGCCGCGAGATAGGCCAGCCGCAGGTTGGTACAGCCTGCGGAGTGCGCAGCTTCGTAGAAGTCGCCGCGACGCGACTCCTCTTCAGCCCGTGTCGCCAGCGCGTCGAGTTCGGCCTTCGCCTCGCCGGTCGCCTTGCCGGCCGCGTCTCGCAGCTCTGCGGCAAGGTCAGCGTTCCGTTGCCGTTCGCTCTTCAGCGCCGACTTGAGGCCCGCGGTGTGCTGCTCATAGAGCGACTGCACATCCTCGGGCTGGCCGGCGAGCCAAGCGGTGAAGTCGGCCGGCGGCGTCTTGCCGTCGTCCTTGCCTTCCGCGTTCGGCTCCTGGGTTGTCTTATCGTCAGGCATCCCGCCTCACCTCGTTGTCGGCGGCGTCTCGCCGCGTTTGGATATGAGTCTGCACGCGGCCGGGCGTGCGCTCGTTACCAGATGTTCAAGCGCCGACCAGGTCGCCCACATTGGCCGGCACGACCGCGCCTCCCCATATTGGGTCGTCAACGCGCGTCCACATGTCAGACCACGAGGCAGCGCCGGAGTCATAGAGCTCCAAGCGACCCGGCCCCATGATCTGCTCCTGCGTGGCTTCGTCCTGCTGGTTGAACCAGTCTTCGCCGCGGGATTGGAAGGGCTCCTGTTCTGGTAGTATGGGAGCGGCGGTGCATCGGCAGTTGTGCACGACGATGCCGTCGGCGAGATACCAACCATCCGGAGTCTGGAGGTCATACACATGTCCCGTATGGCGAGTGATCGTGAGGTCGACGACGCGGTCAAGATGTACGTCGAGGGAACTAGCCTCGACAACGCCGCCCGCGCCTGTCATGTGAGTTACAAGCGCCTCGCGGATGTCCTCGACGCTCGGGGCGTGCGCCGCACCCCTGCCGAGTCCAAGACCATCTGCGCGGAGCGCACCGCCGCGGCAGCTCGCGCGCGCCTGCCTCTGCCCCTTGACGAGCTGGCCGCGCGGTACGTGGGCGGCGAGCCTGAGAAGTCCCTCGCTGGTCGATACGGAGTGTCCCGCAGTGTGATAGCCGCTCGTCTGCGTGCGCTCGGCATTACGCGGCGTGGTCGCAGTGAGGCTAACGTCCTGCGCATGGCGGCGATGGGCGCAGAGGGACGCCGCCGCGTCACTCAGGCGGCGCATGACGCTGTGCGCGGCAAGCCATTGACAGACAGGCATCTCGCCAGCCGCGCTCGCGGCAAGCAGCGGAACGGGAGCCACGCGACCGAGCCCGAGCGATGGGTAGCTGCTCGCCTTGCCGAACGTGGCTTCGCTGTGACGCTTCAGAAGGCGATCGGACCATACAATGTCGACCTTGCCATTGAGGGAGCGTCCATCGCCGTGGAACTGTTCGGGGGAGGATGGCACGCTTACGGAGCGCACGCCGCCCGTCATCGCGAGCGCTGCGAATACATCCTCAACCACGGCTGGCATGTCGTCATCGTCTGGAGCAAGGCATCGCGCCACCCGCTCAAGGGGACCGGAACTGACAAGCTCGTCACCCTGCTTGAGCGACTGAGCGGCGACCCATCCGCGCCGCGTGAGTACCATATGCTGCGGGGTGACGGTAATCCTGCGCCCAAGACGCGTTCGTATCTCAACTGCCGGCCCTTCGTACCGGGCTCTGGTAGCGGCAAGCACGCTGGTCGCGAGCACATCCGTACCAGGTAGCAGGCATGCAGGATGATCGTCAAATGTCTGCTCCGTCTCGAAGACCTCGCCGTCGGCGGCAAGGCAGCCGATACACGCCCTGTCGTCGAGCGACGCGATTCTCTGGTATCTCGTCACGCCGGCGGCGATGTACTGCGCCTGTGATGCGGTCCTGAAGCTGCGCAGCTCTTCTGTGCGAGCGACCAGGAAGGCGCGGTCAAGGCCGATAGACGACGCGTTTCGCATGTTGCGCGCCGTTACTTTCGGGTTCAGCCCCAGCGCGACGCCCTTGACGAGCTCGCCGCCGATAGCGTCGACCGTCGCCGGGTAGGCCTCGGCGAGCAGCGCCGACAGCGGAGACCCGTCGCCGGCGTACCCGACCATCGCCATGACGGCGTCCGCGCCGAGAGCGTCGAACGTGCCCGTGATGCCGGCCGCGCGCAGCAGCTCCTGCGCCTGCACGACCCCCATCTGTGCAAGCTCAGCCTGTCGCGCGCCGATAGCGTCGAGCGTCCACGAGTTGAACCCGGCCAGCTCGCGCAGCAAGGCCGCGTCAAGCTCACGCCAGCGCTCGAGCCGGTAGATGCGCCCGATGGGGATGTCCTTGCCCTGGGCGGCCATGCGCGTGACCTGCTCGGCAAGGACAGTGATCTTGTCCGCCAGCGCGCGCTCGACGCTGAGATAGCGCCGTGCCATCTCGAGCTGGTGCGCGCGCTCCCCGGCCAGCAGTCCGGCCTTGAAGCGCTGCGCGACCTTGACGACGGCAGGAGCCGCCACGGCGTCAGCCCACGGCCGGGATGTCGCGCACGACGACGAGCGTGCCGGTGGCGAGCGTGATGATGTCGCCGTCGGCCTGCGTCGCTTCGAGCTCGTAGAGCTGCCGCGTGATCGACAGCGCGCTCGTCTGTTCGTGCGTGAGCGAGAACATGACCAGATAGCCCGCCGGAGTGGTCGACACGCTGGCCGCGCTCCATGTCACTTGCGGCGACTTGAAGCGGACCACGCACCCGGCCTCGTCAAGATGCAGCGCGTGCGTCTCGTCTGCGACCGTGAAGAGCAGGCCGCGACCGTCGGCTGGGTCGTAATCGTCGCCGGCGTGCAGCGTGACCGTGCCGGACTCAGCGACCGGGCTGGTGACGACGACGCTGCCGGCGCCGAGCGCACTGAGCGCGGCGGCAAGAGCCGGCAGGAGAGCCCCTGCCGTACCGACATCGTAGTTGCCCGGCACGTCGGCGGTCCACGGGTCGCCGGCGATACCGGCCGCTGTGAGAGCGGCGCCCGTGCTGCCTGCGACGTTGTGCGTGTCAAGCGACTCATCCCACACTGCCTGCGTCACGTCATCGGCGCTGGGGAGCGCGTTGACGCTGGCCTGACTGGCGGCCGATTTGGCGGCGTCATAGCTGCCGTGCAGGGTGAACCCCGCCTTGTCCGTCAGCGAGCGCACAGCGGCGCTCCAGACGGCTGTAGCGGCGTCTGACGCGAGCGTGCCGAAGCTGGTCAGCGTGCGCGCACCGGCGGCCCAGACTGCGGTGGCTACGTCGGCCGCTGTCGGGACATCACCCTTGGCTGCTGGAACGGCGGGCAGGTTGTCCGTCTTCGCCTTGATGGCGGTCACGTCGTCCGCGTTCGACGGCGTCGGCGTGAAGGCGAACGCGCTCAGCGTGCGCACCGCCGCGCCCCAGACCGCCGTCGCGACGTCCGAGACGAGGGTGCCGAAGCTGCTCAGCGTGCGCGTGCCCGCACCCCAGACAGCAGTGGCGATGTCGCCTGTGGAGGGCGGCGCGGTGTAGCTGTCGGCCTGCAGCGGAGTCCCGACCGTGGCCGCCTTGGCGACCGTGGCATCTTTGGCCACGGTGGCGTCCTTCGCGACCGTCGCATCCTTGGCGACTGTTGAATCGAGTGCGAGCCCATGCCCGCCGGCGAGCGAGAACCCGGTCTTGTCGGTCAGGCCGCGCGTCTCGTACTCCCAGACCTCTTTGGCAGTCGCGCCGCCGGCTCCGGCGCTGGTCAGCTCGCGGGTCTCGTACTCCCACACCGCCTCGGCGTTGTCTTCGGCCGACGGCGGGCTGTCGTAGCTGTCGGCTGCCAGACGGCTGGAGACGGCGGCGTCGAGGCAGTCACCGAGGATCTGCCCGGCGGAGCCGGAGGCGTAGCTGCCCGGCACTGCCGTCGCCCATGGGTCGCCTGCCGATCCCGCTGCGGCGAGCGTCTTGCCGGCGCTGCCGTTGTCGGTGTGACCGGAGAGCGCCTCGTCCCAGACGGCATCGGCTACGCTTCCGGCGCTGGGCGGTGCACTGTAGGAAGCCGCGGCCAGTCGGCTTGAGACGGTGGCGTTCAGGTTGTCGCCCACGATCTGTCCGGCAGTGCCGGAGGCGTAGGAGCCGGGCAGTTCCGTCCCCCACGGGTCGCCCGCGACTCCTGCGGATGCGAGAGCCTCGCCGGTCGAGCCTTCGTCATCATGCGCGGCGATCGCTTCATCCCAGACCGCGTCGGCCACGTCAGCGGCACTCGGCGCGGCACTGTAAGACGCCGCCGCGAGACGAGTCGAGACAGCCGCGTCGATGCGCCCAAGCTCGGTGCCGAGTTCGGTGCGGACCTGCCCGGCGACGGCCTCCTTGGTCGGCGGCGTCGTGTAGTCGCCGGCCTGTAGCGGACTGCCGACGGTCGCGGCCTTCGCCACGGTCGCGTCTTTGGCGACGGTGGAGTCGAGCGCGAGCCCGCTCTGTATCTTGGTCACCGCGCCCGCAGCCACGGCATCGGCAGAGACGGCGTTGTCTGCTATCGCCTTCACGTCGGCCGGCACGTTGCCGGTCACGTCGCCCGACGCAAGCGTCGCCGGCACCTTGCCGCCGGAGGCGTTGATCTGGCCCGCGCCGGTGCCGACCGAGACCTTCATCGCATCGCCCGCCTGGGCGGCAGTCTTGGCTGCATCGTAGTCGCCATGCAGGCTGAAGCCCGCCTTGTCGGTCAACGCGCGGGTGGCGTATTCCCACACGTCCTGAGCCGTCGCGCCCCCGCCGCCGGTGGGAGCCTCTGCGAGTGCGCCTTCGGTGAACCGCCAGTCGACGTCATCCGCTTCTATCATCGAAAGAAGCCTGGGCGCGACTATGTTGAGCGCATGCATGACGGCGCTCGCGGGAGTCTCATCGGCTACCAAGAATTCCCATATCCTGTTGACGGCGCCCGTATCGAGCGAGTCGTAGTCGATAGCGTCCGCGCCCACGCTCGCCACCGGCACCGCCATCTGCACCGTGTCCTCCCAGACGACCGCCGACGCAACCACGCCGCCCACGGTCGCGCTGACCGAGATGGAGAGCATGTCTCCGGGGTCGCACTCAGGCAGACTCACTGCGACCTTGTAGAGGCCTGTCTGCGCTTTGGTTATCTGGACCACGTCCTCGGTCGCTTCCCCGTTCCTGTGCAGCGTCCCCACCGGCAGCGCGTCCGCGTCCGTCGCCGCGCCCGTCTCCGGGTCGGAGGTCGTGAACAGCACCGCCACGTTCTGTTCGGATAGCACGCTCACAATGCCCCCAATCCCCGGATTATCCGGCTGCCGATGACCGGCCCGCCGGTGCCGCTCCCGGCGGGGCCGAGAAGCACTTCGGAGCGCTTGTAGGGGTGCTTCAGGGGCCACATCAGGCTTGGGACGAAGATGGTCGCGCGGTCGAGGCCAGCCGAGGTCGTGCGCGTCTTACCTGCGACCGCCTCGTGGCCCGAGAGCCGCTTCTGCGAGTTCGCCAGCGCCGCCATCAGACCGCCCTCGTGATGGTCGAGTAGTTCGTCACGCCCGCGCCGCGGTAAGTGGTCGAGGAGCTGCCCCCGACGATGACCGTCCAGTCGCTCTGCGCTCCGACCGTGGTCGTGTCCCAGACGTTCGGAGACGGCAGGTAGAGCGCCAGCACGTCCTCTTTCAGCAGCCCCCGGATGCAGCCCACGCCGCTGGGCCATGTGTTCCCGGCGGGCGCGCCGCGCTGCAGGATGGCGATGCGGCTGGTCAGGTTGACCCCGCCCAGCCAGAGGTCGTTCGCGCCGCTCACGTTGCCGCCCGCGAGGAGGTCGCGGTCGAGCCATGGCCGCGTCACGGCGTTCCAGATGGCGTTCTCGGAACTGGTCGCGATGCCGGACCCGGCCATGAGCGCGGCTGTCACGCCGGGCAGGCGCGAGAAGCCGCCGTAGGTGTTGTTGGCTGCTCCGTTTATGGATGATCCCGACAGCTCCACGCAGCACAGCGGCATCGGGTCAGTCTGCACGAGTGAATCGAATAGGCCGAAGTAGGCCGAGCAGGTCGTCGCGCCGACTTGGCAGGCGACGATAAGCACGTCCTTGGTCAGTTTGAGCGCGTAGGCGAACCCGGTGTTGACAAGGAAGTTAGCACCCCCCCAATACATACCGTAAGTGCCGTAACGCGCTCCGAACGTACGCCACGTCGGCGTACCGCCGCTCGAATCGTAGGTGTAGTCGGTCGCGTCCGGCACGACGGCGGTCGTGTTGTTGCGCCCGATGGGACAGGCGCACATGCCCT